TAACTGATACTTGTCCGTATTGAAATGCTATACATCCGTCCGAATGTCCACTTTCGTTATATAGCGAATAGGTAGGTGAATTAGCTGTAGCTTTTGCACCTATTTGTGGCGGTACTTTAGTCCAAGCTGTAGTTGATATGCCCATTAATGTTTTAGTTCCGTGGTCATGTATCGGATTGTAGTCACCATCATAACTATGTACTGACCAAGTTTCGTCTATTTGAACTTGTTTAGGACCTTTAACACTATTACCCGAAGCAGCAAAATGATTAATATATTCAACACCAAGGCTGCAGATAAAATTATTATACTCAACCATTCTTTTATCATTGTGGTCTAACAGTAACTGTTCTCCTTTG